ATAATATCCCGCTACCAGAAGAGTAGTTCCAGTGTTATCAGAATATACAAAATTATTTACAACTGGTGTCGTTCCAGTTCCATTATGATAGTAAGTTTGATCTTGGGCTAATCCACAAGCTTCTGATCTTAAAGACTTCATTATAGAAGAAGAATAAGAAGAGTATGTGCAACCAGTACAACATACATCTGAAGCACTGGTAGTGCTTGAGCATAATGGTATAGCAGTACCACATGGAGCACAAGTTACTGAAGGCAGTAAAAGTCCTGCAGATTGCTCTCTCACAATACTTGTTGCTTGATAAAATTGATTAGGTGCTTTAGTGTGTAAATTTGAATCTGTCCATACTGCTGTAGCTGTAGCAAAACTATCTGTGTCTATGTAATATGACACTGTATTTCCAGAACAACATGCGGTTAAGTCAGTCGATCCATCTCTAAGCGATATGTTAGTTACATTTCTGTAATCCCAAACCATGTATAAATATTTGTCAGTTATAGGGCTGCCATTAGTATATGTGAACGATGCTTGATACAGTCCAGTTGATGGACTTGTTATAGGTGTAACTGTAGTTGATGCGGCATCAATTATCGCCCAGTCATTTGCAATATATTGTATAGAACTTACTAAATATTTGAACTTGTCTACTGTGCCATCAAAAACAAAATCATCAAAATCTTTTTTATTAGACTGCATTGTAATGGTTGCACCAGATACTGGCATAATCCCTACCGAAGTTTGTCCAGTAGTTGATATAAAACTTTCTACTGGATCGGCAGATGTAAATGTTACCAGCTCACTTGAAACTGGACTTGTTAATGTTCCTTTGTTCCAGTAATATTGATTATGAATAAATTTACCATCATCAACTGGTGAACCTAAAGTTATTTGAACAACAGTAATTTCATTTGTTACTGGACATTGTGGTGTTATATCATATGTAACACTACCAGATGGTGTTATTGTTACGGTTGCAGTGTCTGGATTTGATTTGTTTTTATTAAATGTAACAGAGCCACTACCAGATATTGACTGATTTATTACAGTGTTATTATCCCAAACAACTAATAATGTTACTGTGCCAGTCACATTAAAATCAAAACTTACAACACCTTGAGCACTTCCAAAATCTATTGAATAAGATGAAGCATTTGTAACAGATTGTCTTGAAATTAATGTTCCACATGGTAATGGTACAATTACTGATGGTATATCTGTTATAGTAGAAGATAATATATATTCATTCATATATGGATCAAATCCACCTAATTTTTGCTTATTAAAATTTTGTGTAAATAAGTCTCTAAAATAAGACCTCATACCTAATTCAGATATAACCACTAACGCTTGTTGTCTTCCTGCTCCTTTTAATTGTATTACTGCATTTCTTTTTGCATCAGTAAAATACATAGAATCACCATGAGAAGCAAAACTTTCTGGATTGCTACTTATACCATACTCTTCTATTCTAGCCACTTGTTGCCCTAATACTAAAGGTGAAGATGATAGTGCACCACCACCCGCTGCGGTTGTTAAAACGTCTTTTTGTGCTAAAACATAAGATATTCTATCTTCTTGTAAACACATTATATCAGTCTCTCTAGCATGTAAAACTTGTATAGGACCATAAGTTACCTCACAGTCTTTAAAGTTTGCTAAACCTAAGTTAAACTCATTTAATCTGTTTACATTAGACTCTTCACTATATAATCCACTGTAAGTCATTCCAGCAAACCTATCTGCTTCTTTATAATCTTGATCAGATACTGATGTTACTCTTTGTCCTAGTGTAAATGATTGCCCTACTAGAGAATCTTCTACTTTAAAACTTTCTACTCCATTACCAAACGAAAAACAATCAAAAAACCCTAAAGTACTTATAGCGGGAAGAGTGCTTGTTTGTGTCTGTGTAGTTCCAGTATGAAAACCACCTGTTATATCATAACATGCATCGTCTTCATAATATATGTCATTATCTACATCTACTGGTATTGATTCAAAAGTTATTATTGAATTTGCTACTTGCACAGATATTCTTCCTTTTACTCTTGATGGATGCCCACCAACTCCTTGTGTACCACTTTTTAATGCTAAATATAAAAAATTAGTTTGTCCTGTTCCTGTAGATGGTGCACCGCCATTAGTTGTAGAAAACCTATATTGATTCTTACCTTGTATTCTTCCAGGTATACTTTTAGAGGGTAACGGAACATCATTTATGAATATGTTTTGATTTGCACCTGAATCATCTGTGCTTGTGTCGGTACCTCCTGTAAAATCAATCGCCTCACCAACTACAAAATCATATAAATTGTCGTAATCATTAGATGCTTGAAATGTTTTGTTATAATTGTAAATTTCTGAACCTGCATTGTTGTTTCTTTCACTTCTAAAAAACTCAAAATCAAATGTAACTAAACTACCTTCTGGCACTTCAACATTTATATCACTACTCGTTCTATCTCTAAAACATGGTATTTGTATACTTGGATAATTTCTTCTTGATTGATCTGATTCTGTTCCAGAGCTCCATGCAGATGAATCTTCAGATGAATCAACATTAAAGTTTGTAGGTTTTAACTCCATATATAAACCAGATAACTCAGATATATAAGGTTCTACACCACCTGATTCAATATTTGCAGCAGGAGTTAAAAAATTTTGTTCTTTTGCATCTACACTCAAAACTTCTTGCGTTTGGTAAGTAGATAGAGGTCCAAATGTGTCTGCTTTAACTCTTAGTATTTCTCCAGTTCTTACTTTAGTTTGATTTTGCCCTTCTAATTTAAAATACACTGTGTTAGTAGTAGTATCTCTGTAATAAAAATTACTATAAATAGTTTCATAAGGCCCTTCAGCTCTTTTAACTACAAATTTATACTTATTTGCCCAGTAAGGTGGTTTTTGAGTAATTGGGATAGTAACTTTAATTTGATTTTTTTGAGCTGATGTTGATGCAGGTGTAAATATAGTATTGTCTGGAGAAACCAATGCGGTAGAACTTCTTAAATATTCATCCATATAAACCACCCCTACTTCGTAGTTTCTGTTACTATGTAAACTTTTAGTGTTACCATTACCTAGAAACAATACTTCACCAGAAGTGAATTTATAATATTCATATAAAGGTGCTGCTGCCGGTGCATTACCATCTATAAATTTCATTGCGGGTATTTGGAATGTAACTACATTTGAACCTGGTTGTGAAGTAATTCTAATTCCTTGATTTAGACCAGATATACCACTTTCGCTTTTTGACCATTGGATATTACTATCACTGTCACCAGGATTAGTAACAGCACAGTTAAATGTATCAGTAAAACTTGTTCCATTAGAACAAGCATTAGCAACTGTCGTAAAGTATGCAGGTTCACTCCCAATTCTAGTTTTAAAATCAACACTATTTACCATTTCATACACAGTATTAAAATCTTGTGCTAAAGTAAATATTGTGGATATTGATGTTGAAGGTTGTGATGTTGTTGTTGTTCCACTATTACCAGAAAATGCTGAATGAATAAATGTAAAATCAAAATCTAATACAGCTCCACTTTTTAATTTTGTTGCTATATCAGATAAATCTATAGAAACAGTACTATTGGCTATAGTTTGTGATGTGTCAATAGTGTATTGCGCTCCACTTACTAAAGTAGGGCTAAAATCATTTGTTTCAATATTACTACTCACTCTTTCTGCTTCAAAAGTCATTTGACAATTATTGCCATCACTATCCACCATATTGTAACCATCTACATAGTTGCCATATACCAATCTATTGCCCATTAAAGTTTGTGCTCTTGCAGTTCTTGGCACATTATCATAAAGCCTTAATAACTCACTGTCTGGTAGTATAGTGTATATTTTGCTATTACTAAATGTTTGTGTTTGAGTGGTATTATCTGGCCATCCATAATTAGACTTGTTAAATCTCTCAATAACATTTAATACGTTAGAGTCTGCAAATTTGAAAATTAAATCAACTCCAACCACATTAGAGTCTCCAGTGTTAAAACTAAGCTCTACTGCATTATAAATGTTTTTCATACCACTATTTAAGTTTGTGGCTATATCGAGCTTAAACACACCTGGCACAAAGGCTATGTCGGTAAATTGAGACAATGCACTATATTCATCATCTTGATATTTGTATCTATATGCAAAAGAAATCATACGAGTCTCCATATAATTCGCTTCAGTCGCCTGTGATATTAAATTAAATGTTGGTGCTGCTAAAGGTGGTTGAACAATGACATTTAACTCTTTGTTTGTCACTACATCTGCACCACTAGCTGGACTAGGATAGTTTCTAGTAACATTAATTTTTCTTGGTGGATTTATATCATCTGTAAAAAACAATAAATCCCCTATTTTATTTACACCATTAATAAGTTGTTTAGTGTCAAAATTTAAAACACTTAGAGAAATTACATGATAAGTAATTAATTCATTTTTTGTATCAAAAGAAACAATCATATCAACTGTAGGAGAAGTAATAAACCAATACATGGTTTCATTTGCTCCATCATCATAGGCTCCTATACAGGTAGCATTTACCAAATCTACCCCTTCATATTGTATAGTTGTAAGTTTTGTATTTCCTTTTGAATTTTCTACTGCTCCTATCTCAGTAGTTTCTGTAGATCCTAGCCTAACATTTATAGCATTGACATATTCACCTGGTGGGAGTAGCCTCTCATCCACGCTTTTATTCATTCTTCCGCGTACAAAATTTGTAGTTACTATAGGCATATTACTTAATCCATTTAGCCTGACCTCTCATATTCATCAATAGTCGACCAGGGTGTATATTACTTAATCTGATTTTTGCATTTCTTAATAAAGATGACTTATCTTTTCTAGCTCGATTTACAATATATTCTTGTACTCCTAATTTACCATTTAATATAGAGTATTTAATATATGCATAAATAAATTCTTCAAATAACTTATTTACACTAATGTCAGCATCGTTGCCTTGTTCCATTCCATCAGAAACATATTCTAATACAATAGATTGCCCTGATGCAATAGAGCTAAAATTGATAACACCCCTTTGTTTATCTATAGAAAAAGTAGGATTAGTGTTAGCAGTTTCAGTGTTTAGTCCAAAATGTCCACCAACAGCAAAATCAAAATACCATAAACCATCTACACAATAACCTTCACACCCATCATAAATACTTTGATTATTTAAATAAATTGTTTTTTTTGACAAATCTAATGGTGAATCTTGTGGTTTTAAAACATTTCCATTTTGATCAAACAGTATATTATTATTGTTGTCTTGTAAATAAGTACTTGCCCATTGTGTTTGTATGTTTTCAGTAAGTGGAAATAAGACTCCATTTTGAAACATTGACACTCTAACCCAGTTTACATAATCATGAGGTAAAACAAACAATAATGAATCATCTAAAGCTAATTGCAATATTTTTATTTCTTTCATTGCATCATAGTTCAACTCTTGTATTCCTCTTTTTGCATGAAATAAAACTTTATATCGCGTGATGTTGTTTATTAATTCATTGTTTCCTTGATACATTAACATAAAATTGTTAACGATTTCATCTAATGTAACATATTGATATGAACCCCAATTTTTATCTTTAGGTGTGCCACCTTCATTTGCATAATATTGATAATCGTTTAAATATGCCATAATCTATATTTGTATTTGATTGTCTTCAACTATTTCTTGTTTTCCAAACTGATACACATCAGCTTCTCTTATTTCAATACCTACATACTGACAAATTTTTGCTACTATACCTGGTTCATCAGATAATGGTAATTCAAAATCTTGATAATCAGCTTGACTAGAATCAAACTCTGGGCTTCCAGAAGTTCCACCAATAGTTTGGTATGTCCATTTAGGTGGTAAAGGGTATCTTACATAATCAGTAATAACCGATCCTGCTGTGCTTATAGTAGTTGGATATACTGTAACAGTATTACCTAGTTGACCTTGTGCAGAATCTGTTGTTGCACCTACAATACCACTTGTAGCACCTCCTAACACATAAGCAGGAAAACCAGTAGTAGGAGCAGTAAGAGGTGAGTTGTTTAAATAAAATATTTTATTTTGATTTACTCGTTCTACTTCTACAATACCAGTAGTATTATATGTAGAATACGTATCACCTCCAGCGCCACCTATAGGAAATATATTGGTGCTTAATGTTAATTGTGTATTACTATCAATACTTACTATAAACGCACTAAAACCAGCATAATCACTAGAAGAAGTTGTGTTTGTAATTATTTGTCCTACTTTCACAACGCCACTACTAGAAAATTGTGCACCAGAATCAGTTAAAAGATTAGCTACTCCAGCTGCAGTAGTAAATCCACTGTCTACAAAGTTTGGATAATAATTTATTTTATTTATATAATAGTAGTCTGCAGGCAGATTAAACATATTGTTTCCTTGCTTAATTAACCCTTTAGTAACAGAAAAACTATCAATTACTTCTACTAAACTTTTTACTATATCTGCATAACCAGTACCAGACACTCTTTTGTTTTGTTTATTTATCCAATTATTGTATTGATAAAAATAGTCTTCAAACAAATCCATTTGTGCTTGTTGCGAGTACAAATTAAAATCTTGTGGAGATATATATCCATAATTATTCTTGTTTGCAATTGCCTGTACGGTGTTTCTAACTGAATTAATCATTCTAGTTCTTTTTACAAATATAAACAAAAAAAAAGAGGCTCAATTGTTTAAGCCTCTTCTTAATTTAAGTGTAATAGATTAAACTATGCCCATGCTTTTTCAACTTGAGCAACACCTGTAACTGGATATTTTGGTGTCAAAGTGAAAATAGGTCTGTTCCAGCTTGTAGCTAGTGCATCTTCAATAGCCTCTACGATGCTACCAATTTGCTCTTTCTTTTTAGCTGTATCATCTGCTGTTGAAGCAGTTAATGTAACACCTATAACCTCACTTACACCAGTTGCTGTATGACTTACTAAATCATATAAAATGTCTACAGCACCAGTTGCTGATCCTTGTTCTACTGTAAGAATGTGATTAACATTAATTAAATAATCTTGATCACTTACAGTTACTTTTAAAAATTTTTCCATATCTTATAAATTTATGGGGTTAAACAATTATACAAAGATAAGTATTTAATTAACTCTTTTTTAAGCGATTTTTAAGTAGCTTATATATTTCAACACCATCATCTGATTGAAAAAACGAACCAACAATCCAACTAGCATCTTCTCCGAAAGGAACAGATATTAATCTTTTTTTATTGTTAGGAAGGTTATAATAAACCTCTTTACCATTGTTTCGTGTTTGTAAGAACCCAGTTTTAAATATTTGATAAACATCATCTTGTAATTGTAACATTGGATCGTTTATCGTGTTAATAAAGTCTTCTGGATTATTCTTTGAGTATATTAACAAATCCCTTTTTAGCTCTGGTATAGTCATGTTGTCAACCACATTACCTAATAAAACTCTAGATACTTGTAATAATTTCTCAGTATTACTAGACAGTTCTTTTGCTATTATTTGAGCTTCTAAAACACTTTCTGCATCTGAAAGCTCATCTAATGCATCTTGCTCTTTATTAACCTCTACAAACACTTTCCCATTACCAGGATGATAATGTAAAAACTCTTGTAGTACTTGGTCTTCTTTTTGAGCTACTAGCATACCATCATCGAACACTATAGGTTCGAGAATTGCATTACCGTCTTGTAAGTCTTCAAA